GGATGACACTTTTCTGGAAGATATTGGATACGCTAAGAACAGTATAGTGTCCAATGGTGTTAGGAAATTTACGGGTTATGCGTTGGAGTATAAAACGACAGACACTTTTCCCGGTATGTGCATGGCAGCTATTGTAGCTGATGTACGAGCACCACAGATCACTGGATTTCATATTGGTGGTGTTACCGGAACAACAAGTGGTTGTGGAGTATCCATTACTTTGGACGAATATGAGTACATGCGAGCTGAGTATTACTCGAAGCATGTGTCTGCGCTTGAACATCACAGTGAAGGGATTGCGTATACTGCTCATTATGGAATTGAATATTTCATTTGTCCTGAGGTACATTCCAAATCTCCGTTGAACTATTTGCCGGAGGACACAAATATACGATATTTCGGGACTTGTGTTGGAAGAAATACTTACCACAGTAACGTTGTTTCCACACCCATTGCTGATTTAGTCACAGAAGTTTGTGGACATGAAAAAGAATATGGGAAACCAGCATTCGACAAACGTAATTGGTATGCGAGTTTGGAACACTCAGCAAACCCATCCATTGGTCCTGACACACATGTGTTAGACCTTGCTGTACAGGATTACCAAATCCAATTTTGGAAAGTCCTTAGTGTAGAAGGTATTATAGAAACTGTCAAGAAATTAGATGAAATTGAGATAGTTTCTGGCCAAGATGGAATTCGTTTTATGGATGCAATGAAAGCTAAGACATCACCAGGATTGCCTTTGACAGGTACTAAATGGGATCTCCTCTTATTTTTGGAGCCTAATGAAACGCACAATTGTCCACGCACATTTAAACCATGGGTGTGGGAAGAATTGAGGAGATTTAAAGGCTGTTTGAGAAGCGGACAAAGGTATTACCCTGTATTCAAGGGGTGCCTGAAGGACGAAGCAACTTGGTTGGAAGTCCTTAAAGTTCGAGTGTTTCAGGCAGCTCCATTGGTGTTGCAGCTCGCAGTACGGGAGTATTTCCTCCCAATTGCAAGGATTATGTCTCTTTTCCCTTTGGTGTCTGAATGTGCCGTGGGGATTAATTCCCAAGGACCAGAATGGGAACAGTTGCAGGCCTTCATTAAGAAGTTTGGAGAAGACCGCATTGTTGCTGGAGATTATTCCAAGTACGATTTGCGCATGGCCGCAAAACTGACTTCTGCAGCTTTCAAAATCATGATCGATTTTGCTGAAGCTTGTGGATACAGTGATGATGATTTGAAAATTATGAGAGGAATTGCCACGGAAATTGTTTATCCTATGGTGGCATACAATGGAGATTTGGTAATGTTGCAGGGTTCAAATCCCTCTGGACAGAACCTTACTGTTTACGTCAATTCTGTCGTAAACTCTCTACTTGTAAGATGCGGATTTTTCCAAATCTATCCTGATTATAAAGGAGCATTTCAAGACGCCGTGGCCTTGTCCACATATGGCGATGATTTTAAGTCTTCTGCGAGTGACAAGTTTCCGCTTTTCAATCACATTAGTCTAGCAAGAGAACTGGCCAAATTCGACATGAAGATTACAATGCCGGACAAAACTTCAACACCCACTGAATTTATGAACGACAAGGACAGTGATTTCCTGAAACGGAAAAATGTCCTACATGAAGTGGGATTACATGTTGGAGCCCTTGATGAAGATAGTATATTTAAGTCTCTCAAGGCAGTTCTCAAATCGAAACACATGTCAGTGCGTCAACAGGCTGCCACGAACATAGATGGCGCTATTCGCGAGTGGTTTTACCATGGTCGCGAAGTGTATGACAAGAGGCGCGAACAGATGAAAGAAATAGCTGAGCGCGCCGGCATAGACCATATGTGCCGATTGCTTGATGACAGTTTTGAAGATCGAATGGAAGCGTGGTATCAGAAATACGCTCCTGAGAAAGCCAAGCAAGCAACTCCTGTTGAGGATTCTACTGAATATGAACCTCACAGTGGAATTTGTTCCAATTTTACGGAATTCGATTTGTTGAACAATTTGGAAATAGAACACAAGTGCGTGAATGGAGTACCGTATTTGTGGTTTTCAAGAATTCCTGGGCCCTTTCTTCCTGTAGATTGGGCAAAATTACTCGCTTTTTATTGGACAAATATCATTTTTCCGATTTGCATCTTCACTATTATGTGTGGTGCATTGATGTGGTCCCATTTTGAAATTTGTTCATTTACAGCAGAGTATCGTGCGATGCGTAGAGCGAAAGAAGACGCTGACCAAGCAGTTTTTAACGCTGCTTTTGTGTTTCTCCGCTCTCGTCCCACGGAAGCCGCGGCGGC